GCGACACATGGCTACTAACCCCTCGCCTAACGCACGCACAGGCGATATGGGGCCGTTTACGATCATGTCGGTGTCTAGGTATAGGGCAGGTTCGTCGAGGCCCAAATCAGCCCACGCGCCCGTGCGACAAAGCATAAGGTACTGCGGGTCTACATCGACGGCGTGCGACCATGTGACGCCGGGGACGGTCGGGGTGTCGCGGTCGGTGACTTGGATGACCTCGGCCCCCGGGTTGTGGGCGCGAATGGAACGGACGAGGGAGGTCGGAAGGGTTAAATCTTCACCGACATGGAAAAACACGAACATAGTTGCAACGATACTACGCTGTGCTAACCTCGTCACGCGGAGGTTTTATGTCGCATAAAGACGCAGCAGAATTTGTCGGTGTATTGCTGCACAGCAGCACAGCGGCTCACTACCTGCACCTCAACACCGCGAGTTACGCCGCTCACAAAGCCCTCGGCCATTACTACGAAAACATCGTGGATTTGGCCGACAAGTACGCCGAGGCGTATCAGGGGCATCACGGCATCATCCCGCTCGACGACTATCCCGATGGGTTCAAGGTGCAAAAGGACGCCGCCGCCTACGCCAACAGCCTGCTGACGTTCGTAAAGGGCATCCGAGGCGATTTGCCGAAAGACACCGACTTGCAGAACATCATTGACGAGATCGTGGGCGAGATCGCTGCGCTTTCGTATAAGTTGGGGCGGTTTAAGTAAATGGCGATGCGCCGCGAACAGGTTGCTGCCGCCCTGCGCTATTTGCAGGACAAAGCCGACCTGCGTGGCCGTCTGCAACGCGCCACCTCGCTAGACCCCCAAGAGCAAGACTTGGCTGACATTGCCGTGGAGACGGGCGCAAGCCTTGTCCCGGGCGTCGGCCCCGCCCTCGCTGCACGCGACTTCGAACGCGCCAGACGCGCCGACGATCCCGTAGGTATGGGTATGGCCGCTGCCAGCGCCGTCCCGGGCGGGAAACTCGCAGGGCTGCTCAAACGCTACGACCCAACCCGCGCCGAAATTTTTATTGGCAAGTCTGCAAAGACTTACGACCCAAAAGCCGAGCAACGCGCAATAGAAATGGAAAAGGCGGGCGTTGACCGCGACACCATTTGGCGTGAAACTGGGACAGGCAGAGCGTTTGGCCCAGACTGGAAACAAGAAATAAGTGATGCTGATGCTTACTTACGGCAAGACATTGATTTTGATGCTGCAATAGATCAGCGGAAAGCGCAAATTGCTGCAATTAACCAACAAGTGCGGCAATTGAAAGAAGGCGCAAAAACACAACCAGACTTGTTTCCCCGAGAGTTTAATAAAAGCGTCCGAGAACTAGCGGCGACTAAAAAGCCGTTGCAAGAGGACATTAAAGGCAATTACGGGCTGGAATATGGTCGGACGGGGTTATTGGGCAGTCGGGCAAGATTGGCAATGCAACACCCTGAACTTTTTGAGGCGTATCCCGATCTTGGGCAAGCATTGATAATTCGCCGCAACCAACTTCTAGGGGAGTCAACGCGAGGCGCATATTTCCCAGACGCAGCACGCATAGACATTGGAACGGCTGTTAGTTACAAGCCGACCGCTGCATCATCAACAGCGTTACATGAGTTGCAACACGCGGTACAACAAAGGGAAGGGTTTGCAAAAGGCGGCAGCCCAACGCAATTTACAACCAAATTTGACGATCAACTAAAAGCGTTAAAGGACGATTTGAGCAAAGCACTTGTCGGAAATAGCAGCAGTTCTTTGCAAGAAATTTTCAACAACTTTGATTTGATAGAACAGGATAAATTGAAACAAATTGCCCAAAAACATGGCATGGACAGTCCAGACGCGATTTTGAGAACGCTTAAAATTGGTCAACAACGGGCTGATCCGTATGAACAATACCTACGATTGGCTGGCGAGGCCGAAGCGCGGGCGGTGCAGAAACGTATGAACATGAGTCCAACGGTACGCCGCCAAACTCCCCCGTGGCAATCGTTGGATGTGCCGGAAGAAGAACTCATATTTAAGCGTTGACTCTTTAACTATTGTTTCAATTGTGCATAAATAAGCCCTATGCCAAGACCTAAAGGATCGCCCAACAAGGCAACCGCAGAGGCAAGAGAGGCCATTGCCCGACTTGTGGACGGTAACGCACACCGCCTTAACATCTGGCTGGACGAAATCTACGAGACGAAAGGCGCAGAAGCCGCATGGCGCTGCATGATGGATGTCATTGAATACCACGTACCCAAACTCGCCCGACACGAACACACAGGCAACAACGGCGACAAGATCAAGGTAGAAGTCAGTTGGATGGCTCCCGAGTAGTTATCCCCTATCGCCCACGTAAGGCGTTCCTGCCGTTCCATAACCGAACGCAACGCTGGGCCTGTCTCGTGGCTCATCGTCGCGCTGGTAAAACAGTCGCAGCCGTCAACGACATCATCCGCGCTGCCGTCACCTACCAAGGTGAGCGTGGACTGTTCGCCTACATCGCCCCTTACCGCAGCCAAGCAAAGGCCGTGGCGTGGCAATACTTCCAAGAGTTCGCTGCGCCAATCACGCAAGCCAAGAACGAGCAAGAACTGACGATCACGCTAATGAACGGCAGTCAAATACGCTTGTACGGTGCCGACAATGCAGACGCTATGCGCGGTCTTGGGTTCTCAGGCGTGTACATGGACGAATACGGCGACTTCAAACCCAGCGTGTTCGGCAACGTCATACGTCCTGCCCTCTCAGACAAACAAGGCTGGGCGGTCTTTGGTGGAACGCCAAAGGGAAAGAATCAGTTTTGGGAGATTTACGAAACAGCCACTCGACTCCCTAGCGAGTGGTTCCTGCTACGCCTTCCAGCCGCAACCAGCGGGCTGCTTCCTGTCGGCGAACTAGCCGCCGCGAGGGCGCAATTGGCCGAGGATCAGTACTTGCAGGAGTACGAGTGCAGTTTTGAGGCTGCCATCCTCGGCGCTTTTTATGGCAAGGAACTGCGCGAGGCCGATCAAGAGGGCCGCATCTGTCAGGTGCCGTACAACCCCGACCTGCCGGTATACACCGCGTGGGACTTGGGCTACCGCGACGACACCGCCATTTGGTTCTACCAGATCGGTCGCGGGGAAATCCGCGTGATTGACTTCTATGCCGTGAGTGGCGAGGACATCCATGACATCGCTGCCGTGGTACTCGGGAAAGGCTATCGCTACGCCAAGCACTACCTACCGCACGACGCCCGGGCCAAGAGCCTACAGACGGGCAAGAGCATTGTGGAACAACTTGCTGCCCATCTGGACGTTGCCAAACTCGCAGTTGTCCCCGACATTGGGCTGCAAAGCGGCATCCAAGCCGTACGCATGACGCTGCCTCGGGTGTACTTTGACGCAGAACGCTGCCGCGAGGGCATTGAGGCGTTGAAGCAGTACCAGCGCGAGTACGACGAGGACAAAAAAGCCTACCGTCAGAGTCCACGCCACGACTGGACTAGCCATCCTGCTGACGCATTTCGTATGCTTGCGGTATCATGGCAAGAGATTTCTGACAAGACCCCCGCCCTTGAGCCTAAACCGCTCATGGTCGGCCCCGCCAACACGGTTACGCTCAACGATATGTGGCAGGTACACGACCGCACGGTGAGCAGGAGAGCGCGAATATGAGTGCAATAGTCCCCGCACGGCATAACTACGTTGTCGTCGCCGCCACCTCAACCACGACGTTTGGCGTAGCAGGGGCGTACCTGCATAGCGTCATCGTCAACGTAGCGAGCAACACCGAGGCCACGGTGATCGTGAGCGACGGTTCAACCGAACTTGTCAAGGTTCCGGCTACGCAAGCGGCAGGCGTGTACGTGATCCCGATTGAGGTAGCCACCACGGGCCAGATCACGGCGACCTGCTCGGCCAACAGCAACTGCCGCGTTGTCGGCTTGTTCACGACCTACGTATGAGCAAACCCGGTTTGTATGCTGCAATCCTCGCCAAACAAGAGCGCATTAAGGCTGGCTCTGGCGAACGGATGAAGCGCCCCGGCGAGAAGGGACGCCCGACCGCTGGTGACTTCAAGCAAGCCGCCAAGACCGCGAAACCGGAAAACAAATGAGCGCAGCGTGGCAGCGTAGCGAGGGCAAGAATAAAAAGGGTGGCCTCAACGCCAAGGGCCGCGCTTCGTATAAGGCCGAGACAGGCGGCACGCTCAAGCCCCCGGTCAAGGCTGGCGATAACCCGCGCCGCGCCAGTTTCCTCGCCCGCATGGGCAACATGCCCGGGCCAATGGCAAAGAACGGCGAACCCACCCGCCTCGCGCTCGCCCTCAAGGCATGGGGCGCAAGTAGCAAAGAGGACGCCAAGGCCAAGGCCCGAGCGATCAGCGCCCGCAACAAGGGGAAAGGCTAATGGAACCGATGATCGTCAGCAGCGAGGTTGACCGTTACCTACGCATCGTCGCGCAGTACGACAACGAATATGCAAAGTGGACGGCACGGGTTAAGAAGATCGTCAAGCGTTACCGCGACGATACCCGTGGGCAGACGCTGACCGAAAGCGCCAAGTTCAACATCCTCTGGTCAAACGTGCAGACGCTGACGCCTGCCGTCTACGCCAAACTTCCCAAGGCTGACATCAGCCGCCGCTTTGGCGACAACGACCCCGTGGGGCGTGTGGCCTCGCAGTTGCTGGAACGCGCCATCGACTTCGAAATTGAGCATTACGCCGACTTCCGCTCCACGATGAAGTACAGCGTGGAAGATCGCTTCCTCGGCGGTCGCGGTTCAGCATGGGTGCGGTACGAGCCGCACACCTCGCCCATCGGCCTTGGTGACGACGGCATATCGGTCACCTCCAACATCGAACAAGGCGAAATGGCTGAACCGATGGAGCGCATCGAGTACGAGTGCGCCCCCGTGGATTACGTCCATTGGCGCGATTTCGGCCACTCACAGGCCCGCACATGGGAAGAAGTGGGGCAGGTGTGGCGCTGGGTCTACATGACCCGAGAGGCGCTAGTAGAACGTTTTGGCGAGGAGACAGCCCGCCGCATCCCGCTAGACCAAGGGCCAGAACCGCTTAACGCCTATAATGAGTCCAAGCGCACGTACAACCGCGCCAAGATTTGTGAACTGTGGGACAAGGAAACCGAGAAGGTTTACTGGTTCTGCAAGGGCATGCCGCAGATGATCGACGTTCGTGACGATCCGCTCGGCCTTGAGGGGTTCTTCCCCTGCCCGAAGCCGCTGTACGCCACGACGACGAGCGACACGCTGGTGCCTGTCCCCGACTTCGTGCTGTACCAAGATCAGGCGATGGAGTTGGACATCCTCTCCGACCGCATCGACGGTTTGGTGAAGTCTCTGCGCGTGCGTGGCGTGTACGACGCCAGCCAGCCTGCCCTGCAACGCCTGATGACGGAGGGCGACAACAATGCACTTATACCAGTTGATAAGTGGATGGCTTTCAGCGAGAAGGGCGGCCTTAAAGGCAGCATTGACCTCCTTCCGCTCGACACGCTCGCCAACGCCCTCCTCAACTGCTACCGCGCCCGGGAAGACATTAAATCCCAAATCTACGAAATCACGGGCATCGCAGACATCATCCGAGGCGTCTCAGCCGCTAGCGAAACCGCGACGGCGCAGCAGATCAAAGGCCAATACGCAGGACTAAGACTGCGGGCAATGCAAGAGGACGTTGCGCTGTATGCGTCGGAACTGATCCGGCTCAAGGCGCAGGTCATGTGCTTGCACTACCAGCCGGAGACGATCCTTGCTTACGCCGCAGCGCAGCAGATGACGCCAGCGGATCAACAGTTGATCCCGCAAGCCCTGCAACTGCTGAAGGACAAGCCGCTGCGCAACTTCCGCGTGGACATCGCTGCCGACAGCCTTGTGATGCTGGACGAGAACCAGAACAAGCAGGATCGCATGCAGTTCTTGCAAGCGTTCGGCGGGTTCCTCGCGCAAGCCCTCCCGGTCGGCCAAGCGTCCCCGCAGATGGTGCCGATGATGATGGAACTGCTGCGCTTTGGCATGCAGGCGTTCAAGGCTGCGCGCCCGATTGAGGGCCAGATTGACGCCACGTTGCAGCAACTCCAGCAGGCCGCTCAACAGCAGCAGCCGGATGGCGAACAGCAAGGCAAGCAAGCCGAGTTGCAGCAGAAAGGCCAGATGGAGCAGGGCCGCATGCAGATGGAGGCGGCGCTACAGCAGGCCAAACTCCAGCAGCAGATGCAGATGGAGCAACTCAAGAACCAGACGAAACTGGCGATGGAGCAGCAAAAGCAGCAGTTTGAGGCGCAGATTGAAGCGATGAAACTGCAAAGCCAGCAAGAAGCGGCCAAGTACAAGGCTGACATGGACGCGCAGACGCGGCTCATCATCGCGCAGATGAATAAAACTTTACCAACGCTTCCGCTTAATCAATGAAACGCACGTATGTTTTATTAGACGGCGAGTTCGTTGAGCGCAAAAAGGATGCGCAGGGCCGCTATCACTACGTCCAACCCGACATCACGCCTTACAAGAGCATGATTGACGGTCAGATGGTTACGTCCCGCTCAGAGCATCGTCGCCACCTTAAGGCGAACAATTGCGAGGAGGTCGGCAACGACGATCCTGCCCGCCACCTGCCCAAGCCCAAACAGGACAACAGCCGTTTGGAGCGTCTGAAATGGGAGGTCAACCAGCGGCTGACCAACGATCAGGCTGACCGGATCATCCGGCAGTTGCGTCAAGAGTTGAATTTCACCAATCCCCACAGGAGAGGCTAACCGTGGACGTTGAAAACCAGAATGCTGAAGCCCCACAGGCTGAAGATTCCCGCCGTGCGATGCTTGAGGAAGGCTTTGAGGCCGCAGAACGCGGTGAACCCGTAGAAAGTGCCATTGGGCGCGACCCAAGCGGTCGCTTTACTCGCCAGCAACGCGAAGAGCCGCCGCAAGAGGAGGCTGAACCGGCTGTTTGGAAGCGTCCACCCGCATCGTGGAAGAAGGATTTTCACGAAATCTGGGCAAAAGCCGACCCAAAGATGCAGGAATACGCATGGCAGCGCGAGGAGCAGATGCGTGCGGGCGTAGAACCGCTGCTCTCCAAGGCGCAATTTGCGGATGCGATGCAGGAAGCCATCCAGCCGTACATGACGACGATCCAAGGGCTGGGATTGCAACCCGAAAAGGCGGTTGCGGCGCTGATGGAAGCCGACCACAAACTGCGGAACAGCGACCCGCAGACGAAATTGCAGTATTTCTATCAACTCGCGCAGTCCTACGGCATCAACTTGGGCGCAATGCAGGGCCAAGCCTTGCAGCAGCCCGGGATACCGCAGGGCGGCGTCGATCCGCTCGTCTATCAGTTACAGAACGAACTGAACAACGTGCGCGGCGAGGTGATGGGCTGGAAGCAGCAGCAGGAAATGCAGCAGAACCAGCAACTGCTAACCGAAATCAACTCGTTTAGCCTCAAGGCTGAACATTTTGAGGATGCGCGTCCGACCATGATCCAACTCCTACAGAGTGGCATGGCCGAAACGCTTGAGGAGGCTTACGATAAAGCCATTAGATTGAATCCCGAACTGTTTGAGCAGGTGAGCAAGGCCCAACAGGCCGAAATCGCAGGCAAACAAGCGCGGGAAGCCAATAAGGTTGCGAAAGCAGCCAGAGCAGCAGCGGTGAGTGTCAGAAGCGCCACACCCGGCGGGAACACGGCTCCCAAAAGCAGCGACCGTCGTGCGATTTTGGAGGAGCAATTTGCCGATCTGGAATCGCGTTTGTAATCAACTGATATAGGAGTATCAAAATGGCATTTGCCAATTCCAGTATCAGCGACATCATCGCTACTACCATTCAAAGCCGTAGTGGTGAACTCGCTGACAACGTGACGAACAACAACGCGTTGTTGCGTCGGCTAAAAGAACGTTCCAATATTAAGACGTTCTCGGGCGGAAACGTGATTCTTCAAGAAATCATGTACACCGATCCGACCACCAACAACACCAACTCGTACAGCGGTTACGAAGTGCTGAACGTGGGTCAGAACAGCCCGATTTCCTCGGCGCAGTTCTCGATCACGCAGTACGCCAGCGCCGTGACGATTTCGGGTCTGGAAATGATCCAGAACTCGGGCAAGGAGGCGATCATCGACCTTCTTGATGGTCGTATGTCGGTTGCGGAAGCGCAGTTGGCTAACCGCATCAGCGGTGACCTGTACGGTGACGGCACCGGCAACGCGGGCAAGAACCTCACGGGCCTTGCTGCGGCTGTGCCGGATGACCCGACGACTGGCACCTACGGCGGCATCAACCGCGCCGTGTGGTCGTTCTGGCAGTCCAAGAAGTTCTCCGCTACGGGGGACGGCACGGGCGCTGTGACGAGCCAGAACGTGCAGGGTTACATGGACGCCCTCGCGGTGCAGTTGGTTCGTGGAACCGACAAGCCTGACCTGATCGTGGCCGACAACAACTATTATCGGTTCTACCTGCAATCGCTCCAAGCGATCCAGCGTATCACCGAGAGTGGTTCGGGCATGGCGGGCGCGGGCTTTGCCTCCCTCAAGTACTACGGCGCAGGCATGGCCTCCGACGTTGTGCTGGACGGTGGTATTGGTTCGTCCACCTACAACAGCGGTTCGGGGAACGCCAACCACATGTGGTTCCTTAATACCAAGTACCTGATGTTCCGTCCCCACAAAGATCGTAACTTTGTTCCGATTGGTGGTGAGCGTCAGGCCGTCAACCAAGACGCTATTGTGAAACTGATTGGCTGGGCCGGTAACCTCACCTGCTCGGGCAGCCAGTTCCAAGGCGTGTTGATTAACTGATAGGGGTACGACAATGACTGTTTCAACTAGCAATCTCATTGGCGTTGCTCTCGGCTACACCGACACGACTGCGCAATTCAACCTCGGCACCACCGTCAACCTTGACGATGGCGGTCAGGCGATCTACGTGCAGGCGGCCTCCACCGTTGCCACTTACTCGGCAGTTGCCGTGCGGGTGGATAACAAGGTGGTTCCGCTGACCACGACGAACTCGGCTGCTTCAAAGGCGGTCGGGTTTGCGCAGGTGTCCATTGCCTCGGCCTACTACGGCTGGGTGCAGTTGGGCGGCAAGCCGCGTGTCAACGTGCTGGTAGCCTGCGAGCCGAATGTTCCGCTTTACACCACCTCCACCGCCGGGTCGCTTGACGACGCCGTGGTGTCGGGTGGCCTTGTGGCGGGCCTCGTTGCAACCACCTCAGCGGCCTCGGCCTCTGCGGTGACTTGCATTGCGGGTTATGTCCACGTTGCAACGGGTTCGGTCACGACCTAATGCAACCGCTGGAGATCACGGTACAGGCGGCGGGTACGGAGGAGGAACTGTGTTCCAACATCCGCTCGGCGCTTGGCCGTGGTCTGCCAGAGTTGACCCTCGCTCCCATCAAACACGATGGCAACATGGTGCTGGTGGCGAGCGGGTGGTCAATGCCCGAGTTTGTTGAAGAAATACGGGCGCACCAAAAGGCAGGACGCCCAATTGTCGCCATTAAGGGCGCACATGACTTCCTCGTAGAACACGGCATCAATCCGACGCTGTGGATCAGCCTAGACCCCCGCGACCGCACCAACTGCATACAGCGGTTGAACGATGACACCACGTACATGCCCGCTTCGCGCTGCCCGCCTTCCATGTTTGATTATCTGAAAGGGCGCAAAGTGCTGCTGTGGCATTCATGGGCGCCCGGGCCGGAAATGGAAGCCATCGGCCCCGGCAAGGTTGCTGTGGGTGGCGGCACGACCTCGGGGCTACGAGCCATCAATATCGGCTATGTACTTGGATTCCGTAACTTCACGATGTACGGATACGATTCATGCAACGGCCCAGACGGTCGCAAGCGGTTCGGCGGCGAAATGCCGGGTGCAACTGTGGACATTTGGGTAGGCGGCCCGCTTGGCAGGAAGTTTAACTGCAACATGGCAATGGCCCAGCAGGCCAACGAGTTTCAGAAACTGTTTGAGGTCATGCCCGACCTCAACCTTGACGTAAAAGGCGACGGACTGATTGCAGAAATCATGTACGTGCGCAAGAACCAAGCCGAGGCGGCCTAATGGCGATCCCGTCTCGCGTGCTAGGGTCAGGCGTCAACAGCCTGTCCACCGTTTCCATTTGCGGTGACGGTAATGCCTCGGTAAGCGCAGCAGGAACGTCAGCGGGCAACGCCACAGCGATCACGTTTGTCTACAACAACATCACCACGGTGGCCTCGGGCGCTGGCGTCAAACTGCCGCCGACCGAAATGGGCGAGTTGATATGGATAACCAACTCGGGTGCAAACGCGCTGACGGTGTACCCGTATGAGGCAGCATCTACAATTAACGGTGCAAGTTCAGCGGTAATTAATATCGGCAGCGCAGCGGCGTTTTTTGCCGTTAGCAACAGCGCGTGGGAAGAACTGCAAGGGTTTAACGGCGCGGTTCCGATCCTGCACTACGGTGCGTTTTCAAGCACAGCACTTCAGACCGTTGCATCAATCAATACCGCTTATGCAATGACGTTTACCACCACCGACGCGGCAAACGGCGTCAGCATTGGCTCGCCTACGTCGCGCATCGTGGTGGACAATCAAGGCGTCTACAACGTCCAGTTTTCGGCGCAGTTGGATAAAACCTCTGGCGCAGCGGCAGTTATCCATATTTGGCTACGCAAAAACGGCACCAACGTGCCGAACACGGCAAGCCGAGTGGTTATTCAAGGTTCTTCAGCAGAGGTAGTCGCCGCTTGGAACTTCTTGATACAACTTGACGCCACCAATTATGTAGAATTGATGTACGAGGCCGACGACACCGACGTAGTTTTACTCGCGGCAAGCGCCACAAGCGTTTATCCCGCAATTCCCTCTGTAATTTGTACCGTAACACAGGTCAACAACCTGTAATCCCCACAGGAGCAACGGAAATGTTAGACAGCGACATCAGCAACGCCGACGCCCAACTGCACGTTGAGTTCTACACCCGCGACGAAGGTGCAAACAAGGGCAAGACTTACGTTCGGATCATGTCCCCCGGCGACAAGACCAACATCCTTGACCAGCCCCTGCGCGACGATCACAAGGCACGGTTTCCGCGCCAATGGCTGTATTACCAGATGCAGCAGAGCGAGGGTGCAGCGCAAGAGATCGGTACGCCGCTCACGCAATGGAACAAGGACGCTCCTGAGGAAATCAACCGCGACCAGATCGCGGAGTTAAACATCTTGAAATTTGTCACCGTCGAGCAACTGGCGCTGGCCTCGGATGCGCAACTTCAGCGTATCGGTATGGGCGGCATCGGGTTGCGCGACCGTGCGCGTTTGTATCTGAACCGCAAGAACCGCAGCGAAGCGAGCGCGGAACTTGAGGACACGAAGAAGCAACTTGCAGAATTGCAAGCGCAGATGGCGACGCTGATGGAAACGAAGCGTCGAGGCCGACCCCCGAAAGAATTAGCGGAGGCATAGTATGGGCAGCACGATGGTGCAATTGATTACGGAATGCACGCAAGAATTAGGCATCCCGACCCCGACCACCGTAGCGGGCAACAACAGCCAAGACGTTGTGCAGTTGCTGGCGCTGATGAATGCGTGTGGTTACGAATTGCTCCGTCGTGCTGACTGGCGAGAACTGACGCGCCAGCATACGTTCTACACCGAGGCGATCACGACCACGGGAACGTGGACAACCTCGGCAGCGACAATCACCGGCATACCGTCTACAGCAGGGCTGTCAACGCAGTATCAAGTGCAAGGCGTGGGCATCCCGAACGCCACCTACGTCACAGGCGTAGGCCCGACCAGCGTGACGCTCAACTACACGCCAACTGAGGCGCAGATAGGTGGGCAGGTGCTTTTCCAAAAGGTCAAATACGACCTGCCTGCGGATTACGTCAGCACGGTCAACCGCACGCATTGGGACAAGAGCAAGCGTTGGGAAATGCTCGGCCCCGAGTCCCCGCAGCAATGGGAATGGCTGCTCTCGGGGTACATCAGCACCGGCCCACGTATCCGCTGGCGTCTGCTCGGCAAATACTTCCAGATTTGGCCGGGTATGAATGCGGGCGAATTGCTCGGGTTTGAGTACCGCAGCAAGGCATGGGCAGAGGCCGCAGACGGCACGCCAAAGAACTCGTTTACCGCTGACACCGATACCTGCATCTACCCCGACCGCCTCATGGTGCTGGGTACAAAACTCAAGTATTTTGAGGCCAAGGGTTTTGACACGACCGCCCTTTACCGCGATTACCTCATGGAGTTTGAGACAGCGGTGGGGCAAGACACGGCAGCCGCTAACCTCTCGTTTGCGCCGCGCCCCGGCACCGTTCTCATCGGCTACGACAATTTGCCGGACTCAAATTACGGAACCGACAGTCAATGAACGTGGCTCCACCTTTGCCGCGATTTGATGCGACTAATGGTGTTTTCCTGAACGCCATAATCCGCAGCAATTTCACGTTGAAACCGCGTATCGGCACGAATAGCCAGCACTTGCGCTTCGGTCAATTTAGCCGCAGCGCATCGCTCCCCTCTGTTGGAGGTGCCATGTTTAATGCGATCCAGTTGATTGTTGCGCGAAGTATCCCATCGCAAGTTTTCAAGCCGATTGTCAAACGGATCGCCATTGTTGTGGCAAGCCTCCATGCGCGATGGGCGTGGGCCAACAAAAGCCTCCAACACCGCTTTGTGCGGGTAAATAATGCGAATTTTGTTGTTACGCCAAAGCCCAACAAAAGGCCGACGTTTTTGCCGGTCATGCGTATACGTCTTAATTTTGCCCGTACGCATATTACGAATACGTCCAGCATCAGAAACCTCGTACAACCCCTCATAACCAACTACAGGTTTCCAAATTTCCATACATCCTCCCATTTGGCACATATGGGGATGTTACCATAATGGCATCGCCCGTTCGCCGCCGGTTAATCCAGAGGACGAGCAACAACGTCGCCTCGCTCCCCGCCCCCGTGGGCGGCTGGAACGCCCGCGACTCGCTCGCCAATATGGCTCCGACCGACGCGGTAACGCTGGACAATCTGTTCCCCGGCGTTTCAAGTGTTGGGTTGCGTGGTGGCTGGGAACCGCACGCTACGGGAATGTCGGGGCAGATTGAAACGCTGATGACCTTCAACGGCGGCACCAACGACGAAATGTTCGCCATCGTAGGCGGCGAAATTTTCGACGTTACCGCAGCAGGGGCGGTGGGCGCTGCGGTGGTCACAGGGCTAACCAACAGCCGCTTTGAATACGCCAATATCACGACTGCGGGCGGCAGTTTTCTTTACGCAGCCAACGGCGTAGACAAGCCGCTGCTCTACAACGGGTCAACGTGGACACCGATTGACGGCAGCAGCAGTCCTGCCATCACAGGCGTCACCACAACGGATTTGCACGGCCCCACGCTGTTCAAAAACCGCATGTGGTTTATCCAAAAGGACACGTTGAAGGCGTGGTATTTGCCCACGGCATCGGTAGGCGGCGCGGCAAACGTTCTTGACTTGTCATCGGTGGCTCGCAACGGTGGGCGACTGATTGCGATGGCGACATGGACGATAGACGCGGGCTATGGCGTTGACGACAACCTTGTTTTCATAACCGATCAAGGCGAAATCATCGTCTATCGCGGCACCGATCCCTCAAGCGCATCAACATGGGCGCTGATTGGCGTTTGGCAGGTCGGTTCGCCTATTTCTCGTCGGTGCGTTACGAAATACGGCGGCGATTTGCTGGTGTTGACGTTGGATGGACTAATCCCGCTCGCCTCGGCGCTGCAATCATCGCGTTTAGACCCGCAAGTAGCCCTTTCTGACAAGATTCAAGGCGCATTTGCAGCAGCGACACGGCAGTACAAGGCCAATTTTGGGTGGGGACTGCTTTACAACCCGCTCAACAACGCCCTCATCATCAACATTCCCGTCAGCACGGGCCAGCAACAACAGTTTGTGATGAACAACATCACGAAGGCGTGGTGCCGGTTTACGGGCTGGTATGCAAACGCTTGGACGCTGCTAAACGACACGCCCTATTTCGGCACCGACGGCGTTGTGGCAAAGGCGTGGACAACGGGATCAGGTACAACGTCGTTCGCAGATAACGGCGCTGCCATCCCCGCTCGCGCATTGCAAGCCTTCAACTACTTTGAAACTCGCGGCGTCATCAAGTATTTCACCCGTGGGCGACCGACGATCTATAGCAATGGCGTTCCATCCATCAGCATCGGCGTCAACGTGGATTTCCAGACCGCTGACATCGTTGGCCCCCTCTCGTTTTCGCCTACCGCTTACGGCCTCTGGGACGTAGGGTTGTGGGGTCAAGCACTCTGGGGGTCGGATACGGTCGTTACCAACAACTTCGTGGGCCTCCAAGGCATCGGGTATTGCGCGGGCGTTAATTTCAACAGCAGCAGCAAGAACCTGACATTGGAGTGGGCGTCAACGGACATCGTGTACCAACTCGGATGGGCTGGCGCATCGTAACCGGCCCCCATGTTGGGGCATGGGTCACCGCTCAGACAGAGGGCGGGTTTGACCCTAATCGGTCAGTTGCCATCGGCCTAGAACGCGACGGCGAAATCGTCGCTGGGACGGTATACGAGAACTGGAACGGGGTCAGCGTGATGTGCCACATCGTTTGGCAGCAAGTGACCCCGGCGTATTTGGCAGCGGTGTATGACTATCCCTACAACGTTGCGAAAGTTGATAAGATCATTGGGCCAATCAGCAGCAACCATACCCGGGCGCTCGCATTGGTCAGCAAGATGGGGTTTTCGGAAGAAGCGCGAATCAAAGGAGCCGCGCACGATTCTGGGGACATTGTTTTGATGACGCAGACACCTGACAAGTGTCGATATTTGGAGCCTCGGTATGGGCAAAAGATCACCGGCACCGCCGCCAGCACCTGATTACACCACCCTTGCGATCAAGCAGGGTGAGGCCAACTTGGCAGCCGCCAAGCAATCGGCCTATATGTCTAACCCGAACGTTTACGGGCCAACGGGCAGCCAAACGGTTAGTTGGACAAAAACGCCCACGGTGGACACCGACGCCTATAACAAGGCGATGGAACAATTCCGTGCGGCGCAGTTAGCCGATCCGCTCGCGTATGTGGGCGAAGCACCGACCCAAGAGCAGTTCACCACCTACATTGAACAACCGACAATTACGCAGTCGTTGGGTAGCGATGCCGCATTGCAAGCGTTGCGCTCCCAAGAGCGTGCGCAGTTATCCATGTCGCAGGCCGCCGAAAGCGCAGCAAGCGGTTTGCGTGACCTTGGAATAGCCTCGGCCTTTGACGCTCGCAGCATCCCCGGGCTGCAATACAGCGTGCCGGGTGCAGGCGCGATTGCGACCCCCGGCAGTTATGTCCCTTATCGCGGCGAGGCCGGATTTGTGGACATGGGGTTTGCCACGGGCGATATGCAATTAAACGCCCCGGGCGCGGGTGGATATGCCCCAACGACGGGGTATTACACCGAACAACTCCCCGGGCAAATGGGAACGGGTCAGCAAGCCTTTGGCGGCCCTGCCGCACCCGGCCTCGGACAGTTTCAGTATGGCGGTCCGCAGACAGCAATAGGCGAAACAGGTTTTGCGCCCGCTGGCTCAAGTTATATCGGCATTCCGCGTGAGTACGGCGTGGACTACTCGGGCGTCGGCGGCGTTGGGCAAGGCACCGGCCCCTTCACCTATGGACAAGCCTTTGGCGGCCCCACGGGCGGCCTTTACGGCATGGCTGGCGGTGGCCCGCAAGCCGCGCAGTTGCAGGGATTAAACCTCGCAGGTGTCGGCGGTGTAGCAGGCGGCATGACTGGCCGCGAGTTTGGCATGGCGGCTGGTGGCCCCGGCGGCGTGCAGTTCCAAGGGCTTGATACCTCCGGCCTTATGGGCATCCAAGGCGGCGTTGGGCAGTTCGGCCAAGCGCAAGGCGGCATGGTCGCTGGCCCACAACTTCGCGGCCTTGACCTCTCTGGCATCGGTGGCCCGCAAGGCGCTCCTGCGCAGGGTCAATTCGGTTACGCACAGCAGTTCGTCCAAGGCCCGCAGTTACAAGGTCAGATTGACATACAAGGGTTGGCCGCAGCGCCGATCCAAGCCGGTACGACGGCGCAGCAAGCGATCATGTCGCGGTTGCAGCCGCAGTTACAGGGCGAACGCCAACAACTGTACACACAACTTGTCAACCAAGGGCTTGCCCCCGGCGGTGAAGCGTTTAACGCTGCAATGTCGGCACAAGCGCAAAAAGAAAACGATCTGCTGCTGCAAGCCGCAGCGCAGGGCATTGCGCTTGACCAAGCAGCGCGGCAGCAAGGGTTTGCTGAACAGCAGTCCCGCGCAATGTTCGCCAACCAAGCGCAACTGCAAGGCTTTGGCGCTGGCATGGAGCAGGCGGGCCTCTATAACGTCGGCCTCGGCCAAAACGTGCAGCAGTCACTTGCCACCCAAGCCGCAGCAAACCAAGCGCAGCAGCAAGCGTTCCAGCAGCGCCTCGCGGGTGCGCAGTTCGGTCAAGAAGCAGAACTGGCACGATTTGGCGCAGGGATGCAAAGCGAACAGGCTCGCAATCAGGCTATCGCGCAAAACACGCAGTTGGCGTTGCAGTCAGGTCAGTTCGCCAACGAAGCGCAAGCGCAGCAGTTCTCGCAACGTCTTGCGGCGGGAGAGTTTGGGCGAGAGGCTCAATTGGCGTCGTTCCAGACGGGTCAGGCAGCGCAAGATGCCGTCAACCGCGCTATCGCCCAAAACTTCCAGCAAGCGATGGCGGGAACCGAGGCAGATCGCGCAGCCCAAGCACAGCGGTTTGGTCAAGCAGTTACGGGTGGCGAATTCGCCCAGCAACAAGCCCTTGCTCAATTCGGCATGGGTCAGCAAGCGCAAGAAGCAGCCAACCAAGCCATTGCGCAGAACTTTGCCCAAGGCCAAGCCGCACAGCAGATGCAGAACCAAGCGGTTCAGCAGAACTTGCAGAGCGCCCTCGCCGCAGAGGAGGCGCAGCGTGCCGCGCAGGCGCAACGGTTCGGCCAAGCGCAGGATGTCACCGGATTGCAGGCGCAACTTGGCGCACAGCAGTTTGGTCAGCAGGCGCAGTTGCAGCAGATCATCAACGCCGCTGGGGGGCAAAACTTCCAGCAAGCGTTGGCCTCGCGTGAGGCGTTTAACCAAGCGCAGCAGCAGGCTTACCAGCAGGCGCTCCAAGGCCAGCAATTCAACCGCGAAGCCTTGATGCAGCAGTTCGGCATGGGCCAGCAGGCTCAAGAACTCACCAACGCTGCCGCTGCACAAAACTTTGCACAGCAGCAACAAGCCGCACAGTTCAACCTTGCACGCCAGCAGCAGCAAGCGGCACAAGCGGCGGGACAGGCTGGTTTCTACAACGAAGCGCAAGCACAAGCGTATCAGCGTCAACTTGCCCAGCAAGCCGCGCAGAACGCAGCCCAAGCGCAACGGTTCGGGCAAGTCATGGATTACCAAGGCTTGCGCAACCAAGCCCTCGCGCAAAACCAAGCGCAGGACTTCCAGCGCCTTGCCGCACAGAACGCCGCGCAACAACAGCAGTTCCAGCAGAACATTGCGCAGCAGCAGTTCTACAACACGGCGGTGCAACAAGCGTTGGCACAGCAAGCGGCCATCCGCAGCCTTCCAGTCAACGAGATCAGCGCATTGCTCTCAGGCGGGCAGGTCAGCGTGCCGCAGTTCCAAGGCTACAGCGGCGTCACGGTCGCTCCCGCGCCCATTTTCCAAGGTGGTCAAGCGCAGGATGCAGCCGCGATGCAGCGGTATGGCATCCAAGCCAACCAAGCCGCGAGCAACATGGGCGGGTTGTTTAACCTTGCCGGGTCGCTCGGCAGCGCAGCGATGCTAGGCGGCGTTTTCCCATCGGATCGCCGCTTGAAGTCCAACATTGTGCGCATCGGCACGCACCCGCTCGGCATCGGCGTGTACGAATACGACATTTTCGGCACTCGCCAACGCGGCGTAATGGCTGATGAAGTGGAGCAGGTACGGCCAGAAGCGGTCATTACCCGCGATGATGGCTTCCAAATGGTCAACTACGGGATGCTCTAATGCGCTACGCCAAAACGTACAAAGACCGCACCGATGGGCAACGCCTCGCAGAAATGCTGGCGCTGCAAGAGGCCAATCAGCGCATCAACACCGATTACGCAAACGTTCCGTCAATGGCTACGCCCACCGCCTCTATTGACCCGCTTGAACTGCTCAAAATGCGCCAAATGGCTAACAAGCGCGTCGGCCAAAGCGTAGGCCGCAACACATACGACACCGTAACGCCCATCAACACGCAGGGGTTAGCATGAACGGATTTAGACCCGACCGACCGCAGCGCATGGCGCAGATGCTGGCGCTGCAAGAACGCAACCGCTCCATCAGCGCACCGCCGGGGCAGCGTGACGGCATGCCCGCAATGCGTCCTAGCCTCGCCTACAGCGGCGCTACGCCAAACACCGCTACGGGCGTTGCCCCACAGATGATGAACTTCAACGGCCCCCAAATGACCGCACAACCCGGCACAACGGGGATGATGGGCGCACCCGGTCGCATGGGATCAACGCCGATGCGGCCATCTCAAATGCGATCCCCGCAGATCGGCAACATGCAGCGTCCCCGCGTGTCGTCGCCGGGGATGACGACCCCGCAGGGCGGTCGGTACAGAGGAGACTTTGACGATGGCGCAGAATAGAGTTCGCAACGTCCCAACATTTCGCGCTCCCTCGGCTTACGAGGAGGAAATGCTGCGAGCGCAGCGTCAGCAGCAATTGGCAGAAATGTTGCGTCAACAGGCTTTTGAGCCAGAAGCAGAGCCATATACGTTCCAAGGGTTTCGGGCTACACCGACTCCCGCCAACGCAATTGCTCGCGTGTTGTCGGCGTATACATCCAAGAAGTTAGGCGAAAAAGCAGAGCAATCTGAAGCCAAAGCGCGTCAGGCTGATGTGGAAGCCTTTGAAGCGTTGCGCCGCGACCTTGGCCCACAAACCCGCAGCGTCACGGGTGGTGCATTGCCAGAAACTGATGTCACGGGCATTGCAAGTGCATACCAACCAGAAATGGCGCAACAGCCCATGATGGAAACCGTGATGCCGACGTATCAACAGCGCGAGGAAACATTGAGCCGTGCGCTGGCAAGCGGTACGCCAATGGCGCAGCGGTACGCACAATTGATGCTGTCGCGTCAGCCGCAGGTCAGTCTTGAGGCGATCATGGAAGCATCGCCAGAAAGCCGTCAGAAATACCAAGAAACGGGCGATCCGTTTGCGTTGGCAAAGCCGCCAAAAGCGCCTAATTTGCCAAACAAATACGAAGAATTTTTGATCGCGTCACAAAACCCGGCGTTTGCAAAGTTTTTAACTGACACCACAGGCAACAAAACGATTGTGTTGCCGGGCGAAAGAACAACTAACGTATTGGCTGATGAATTTGCCAAGGGCATTGCAGCGCAAGACCTTGAAACAATTAAGGCAGGCGAAGCCGCGCTGGGGCAAATTGAAGTTGCAAACAATGTGCGCGACCTATTAGTAAAAAACCCAATTACAGGGTTTGGCGCAAACGCTCGTCTTGGTCTTGAGCAAGCGCTTTCAAGTGCAGGCTTTATTGCCGGTGATCGCGCAAGCGTTACGGAAAATTTGTCGGCAAATCTTGCAAAAACAACGCTTTCTCTTGTCAAGACAAGCGGTTTAGGTTCTGGTCAAGGATTTACTGATAACGACCGCAAATTCTTGGAAAAAGCGGCAGCGGGTCAAATTGAAATGACTAATGAAAATTTGCGTTATCTTGCCGATTTGAACGACAAAGCAGCGCGAGCCAACATTGTTCGCAGCAATGCCGTTAGATCGCGTTACCGAGAGTTGCCTAATTTCCGAAATATGCCGGGAATGTTGCCTGATATTGTTGCGCCAGCGGTTTATGGCAGCCAGTTGCCTCCCGGCGCAACGCTGGATCGACGGTAAGGGGAGCAGCAATGGCTTACCAAGAAGGCGCAACAGCAACCAACAAAGAAACGGGCCAGCGATACGTTTTTCGCGGCGGCAAATGGGAAGAATTGCAACAATTGAAGCCAACCGCTTTCCAAGCGGGGTCGCAAGCATCGCCATTTTTGCAAGGCGTATTGACCACGGGCCAAGGGCTTACCTCGCAATTCTTGGATGAGTTGGCTGGCGCAGAGGCTATGCGCGGCGCTTCTCAAATGCAGCGCGGCATGGGCATGGCGGGCATTCAAGGGCCGCAGTTTGATCCTATGCAAGCAGGCCCGCCAATGCAGCAGTTTGTGCGTGGCGCAACGACGGCGTTTGCAGAAAGAAATCCCGTATTGGCCCCCGTTCTTGAAACGGCAGGCGGCCTTGCTACGGTGCCGTTCACGATGGGCGGTTCAGCCGCCCCGTTGGGCGCTAACGCAATTCGTCGAGGCGCTGGTTATATCGCCCCAATTGCAGGACAAAGCGCATTGGGTGCGGCAGGCGCAAGTGAAGCGGAAACCGCGCAAGAATTAGCGACAGACGTTTTGTACGGAACTGGCGCAGGTATTGCTACGGGCGGCGCGGCTGGCCTTGGCATTAAGGGCAGCGGTGCGGCCATTCGTAGAATGGTGCCGGGAATGCGTCAAGATTTTGAATTGCAACCTGCGCGGGAACGTCTTGCACAGTTGTTGCAGCGCGATCTGTATGCGCGGATGCCGCCAGACACTATTTCGAAACAAGACCGCGTTACAGAACTTGAGCGACAACTCAAAGTGCTGCCCGGGCCGTCTAAACTAAAGGCGCAGTTGCAAGAAGAATTGGACATGTTGACGAGCGGCATTGAGGCTGACCCGATTGCCGTTGCTGCTGCGCGATTGCAACGCCCTCGCGGCGGCGGTCTTGGGCCAGAGGCTCCAATTGCCGCAACAGGCGCGGCAACACGTAGCGAATTAGGGTTGCTCCGCAATCAGCCCGGTTCAACGATGGGCATGATTGAGCGTGGCACTCGGCCACTTGTCAATCAGCGTGGCGATAGACTTATTGCCGCTTCAGATCGCGCTTTAGACGCGGAAAACATCCCCTACCGCGCTACTGTCAACCAATACACAGAACAAGCCAGAGCAAAGTCAGCGCCGTACTACGCGCAACTTGAAAATGTTGATTTTCCGGTTGACGCTGGGCTTGCAAAATTAATTAGCCGCGCCAGCAAAGCGTTTTCAGAGGCTGAAGAACTGGCGTTAGTTGAAGGCATGGAAAAACTTAACCTTGGCAATTTGCGCCCGGGCGACAGAGTGCCGTTTGAAGTGTTGGACACGCTAAAAAAGACGTTGTACGACATTGAAGATGCCGCAAGAACGCCCATTGGAAAAGCAACCGAAAAAAGCCGCGCCTACACTAATTTGCGCCGCGAGTTTATTGACAAACTTGACCAGATTTCTCCGAAAGACAATCAAGGTCAAAGCATTTACCAACTTGCTCGCGCAAACTTTGGTAGCGAAACGCAACTTAAAACCGCGATGGAGCGCGGTCGCAAGGTGATGAACGAGGATGTTGAGGAAATATCCGACATTATTGACGACATGGAACCTTCGCAGTTGCGGGCATTCCGTCTTGGCGCTGCCCAAGCGTTAAGGGATCAGGCCGGAACACCGGCAGGGCAAACCAAACTGATGAATTTGCAGAAATCGCCTGCAATGCAGAAGCGGTTGCGGTTGATCTTTGGAAACAACTTTAGAGATTTTCAAGCCACGGTGTTGCGTGAGGCAGAACTGCAAAAAACTGCCCGAATGGGTGAAGGTTCGCAGACTGGCCGCTTAATTATGGGCGAACAAGATCAAAACGTGCTTGCACAGGCGCTTCGAGCAACACAAGCGGCGCAAGGCGACGTACTGACAACGGCAGCAACGATTGCAGAAAAGGGCGGTGCAAAAAAATTAACGGAACGGCAACGACAACAGTTGGCAGAATTGTTGTTGTTAAAAGGCCAGCCTGCGCAAGATGAACTGCGCAACTTGAGATTGTATATAGACAGGCGTGCGGCGGCGCAAAAGGCAGCACAGCAAGCATCAGGGCGCATAGGCGCAACTGGCGCGGCACAACGAGAGAGGATTTAACGATGAGTTACAACGGCAGCGGGACGTTCCTTATCAACTCGGCAGGCCAACCTGTCGTCGCTAACACCGTCATTTCGGCCACGGTCTTTAACTCGCTGACCGCTGACCTTGCGACGGGCCTCTCTACGGCTATCACCAAGGACGGCCAAACCACCGTTACGGCCAACATCCCATTTGGCAACAACAAGATCACGACGCTTGGAGCAGGCACCGCCGCCACAGACGCTGCGAACTTGGGTCAAGTGCAGTCCACAGCCGCCAAACTCATCACGGTCACGGGGACAGACACGATCACAGGGTCGATGTCACCGCAATTGACCGCCTACGCTGCCGGTCAACTTCTTTATTTCATCGCCAACGCTGCCAACACAGGCGCGGTCACGATCAACGTAGACGGCCTCGGCGCAAAGGCGATCACCCGCGACGGCAGCACCGCCCTCGCAGCCGGTGACATCAACTCGGGCGAAGTCGTCGTCATCGTCTATGACGGCACGCGCTTCCAAATGATTAACGCCGCCAACTCGTTCGGCAATACGACGATCAACGGCACGCTGACGGTGACGGGTAACACGGGGCTACAGGCCAACGTGTCGATCACCTCGGCGCTGTCGGTCGGCGGCACGTTCAACGTTACGGGCGCAGCAACGCTCGGCAGCACCCTCTCGGTCACGGGCAAGTCAGACCTGCCGACCGTCTCCACGGCCTCTATAAACGCGGCTGTGGCGGTTGTTACCACAGGCACGGTGACTAATCTCACCTCTACGTCGGCCTCCATTGCGTCTGCTAATGCGGCGGTGGCGCTCGTCACTACGGGAACGGTCACGAACCTTACCAGCACCTCGGCCAGCATCGCCTCGGCTAACCTCGGCACGGCGGTGGTCACGGGCCTCACGGTCACGGGTGCCTCTATCGCGTCGGTCAACGTCGGTGCAGCGGTACTCTCGGGCAACCTCACCCTCTCCTCCGGCACCGCCGGAGGCGTGGTGTATCTGGACGGCAGCAAGGTGGCGACGAGCGGGAGTGCGCTGACGTTTGATGGCAGCACGTTAACAAACACCGGGAATTCAACCGGGACTATTTTCAATACTATTGTTAACACAGACGCAGCCGGTAGCAGCATCACAGACGAACGCATTGTTTTTGCAATGGGCGGCTCGTTAGGGTTTGGCGTTACTGGGTGGGCAAACGCTGGAATTATTGAAGCCACGTCTACGGGCGGTTTGTACCTTGGCGCATATAACGGGCCGATAAATTTTTCATCTGGAGCATCAGCCCGCAATATCAATATGACGCTAACCGCCTCCGGCGACCTCGGCATCGGCACGACGAGTCCGGCGGCGAAGTTGCAAGTTGTAACGTCTAGTGGCGTTGCTCAAATAATTACAAATAGTGATGCAACCAACGGATTTGGGCTAAAAATAACTGCTGGTGGCAGCGCCTCTGCGCGTTATGCGCTTCATGTTTTAGACCCTACCGATACAACTAGTTATTTCAAAATCTCCACGGAGACAGGGGCCGTGGGCAACGTCGGCATCGGCACGGCGAGTCCGCTTGACCGTCTTGATGTTGTTTCTGGTAGTTCAACAAATCGCAACCGCGTTCGCAACTCTACCAGCGACGAAGCATTTTTTCTTTTTCAAAACAGCACTACAGGAACCACAACGTCAAGCGGGTTAGCGGTTGGCATTGACTCTAGCGAAAATGCTTACCTTTACAATTACATAAACTCGCCACTTATTTTTGCCACCAACGCCACCGAACGCGCCCGCATCACGGCGGCGGGAGAACTGCTGGTCGGCGTCAACACAGCAACCGCAAACGGCGGCGTCATCCAAGTCAGCAACGGCATCACCTTCCCCGCCACGCAATCGGCAGCGTCCAACGCGAACACGCTGGATGATTATGAGGAGGGGACATTTACGCCGACGATTAACGGATCAACCACGCCAGGAACTACAACATATGTTTCGCAAGTTGGAAATTACACAAAAGTCGGGCGATTGGTATCTATAAACATTTATTTGGAGTACACGGCCCTAACTGGAACTGGAAAAGTAAGCATTGGCGGTTTGCCTTTTAATACAACCGCAGAAGCAATTGGAACAGTAATGACTAATAATTTGAATTGGACTGGTGGAACAATGCTAACGGCTTATTTTAACAGTTCATCCGGTAGAATTTTTGGTTCTGCTGATGATGGCGCAATTACGGAACAAGATTGCGTTAATGAAGCGGCTTATATTTACATTTCAGCAACATATCCGGCATCTTAATTATCTGCATCGGACGGTGCAGACGGACAGTCCTACCATAGGAGATAAACATGGCGACTTTTGAAGAACGAGTTTTTATCAGCGAATTTAACGTGCAGCCCAACGGCAGCATCGGCGTTCGCAAGACGACAGAAGTGCTAAAGGATGGCGAGGTCATCTCGCAGACCTACTGGCGCTGTGTGCTGGCGGTGAACGATCCGCAGGCTAACGAGGTACTTGGCGCGGAGCCGTGGTATCTCGGCATCGCTAACAACGCATGGTCAACCCTTCCCCCGCAGGTGCAGTAATGTCTGAAGTTGAACTGAAGGTCACGCTTGAAGAAGCGGTCGCTATCGTGAATCTGCTCGGCACCCTGCCGACGAGCCAAGGCGCACACCCGCTGTGGGCCAAACTCAAGGCACAGGTCGAGCCGCTGTTGCCGAAGGAGGAAGCGAAGTGATTACCTACACATGGAACATCTCGCAGTTGAACTGCGTACCGCAGGCACCCGAAGGCGCGGATTACGTTGTCACGGCGCATTGGAACCTCTCCGGCACCGACGGCACCTATAGCGGCAGCGTGTACAGCACCTGTGGCTTTGCGGTCGTGCAGGGCGAGCAGTTCACCCCGTATGCCGATCTCACGCAGGATCAAGTGCTGGGATGGTGCTGGGCGACCGGCGTCGATAAAGACAGCGCAGAGGCTGCGGTTG